TTTCGCATACCTCGTACCACTCCCGCCACCCATGTCCCGTCAAGATTCCGTGGTCCAAAGTTGCGCTCACCCCATACTTGGTCAGAACTTCCTTCTCCCCCTGCGCTACTAACCCCTGATGATGTACCCATGATTCTCCATCCCACAACATATCCATACCCCGTACCGAGATTATAGGTACCCAACCCCGACAAGTCAACACCTCAGTCTCTGGCCCGAAACATCCTAGAACCACGGTCTTACCTACGGTACGCTGCGCTTTGGTTACTTCCTCAATGGGCACGTTGTAGATGTACGTTGCCATCAGCTTGTACACATCCTCCTTGCGCTCGAACGCCGCAACCAAGTCATCTTGGCCAGCCAGCCACGCCAGCACTCGCGCCTCAATCTGTGCAGAGTCGCAGTCGATCACCACATGCCCCGGTGGGGCCAGCATGGACTTCTTGATGCGGCCAGCGTTCTTACCCCGCGATGGGAGGTTCTGCAAGTTCACCTTGTCTTGGCCCGACCAGCGGCCAGTCGCCGCGCCGTAGTAGCGCAGGGGCACCGGGAACGCACCACGATCTGCCATCTCAATGAAGCGTTCGGTGCGGCTTTCTTCGATCGTTGTCTTGGTACCCAAGCGTGCAGCAACCAGACCTTGCACGTCAAAGTTCTCATGCTCTGCCAAGGCAGTGAACCCCTCGTCAGTCTTTGCAAACGCGTAGGCTTCCTTGCCTGTAATCGGGCTCTTCTTCATGGGCGGCTCGACGTGGAACCTGCGCAGCACATCAGCGAACTTTTCGTTGGACATGAGCAACTTCTTGATGCCCTCGGTGCCCTCGGAGAACACGGTGTGTACAAAGTCAGGGTCAGCATCCTTGAGCAGCATGTCCCGCACGTCCTCCAGCAGGGTCAGCTTGCGTGCCTTCACTTCGCTCAGGTGTGTCTCCAGCAACGCCTTGTCCAGCACCAGCGCGGGCTCAATGAACATACGCAGGGTCAGGTCGATAAGCTGCAACTCCTGCCGTGGGAAACCCATACCCATGTACAGGTTGAATAACTTGTACGTTAACTCCCCGTCGTTGATGCAATACTCTGCGTACCTAGCTAATTCCTCGGGATGAAAGTCGTTGTAGTGCTTACCCAACGCATTGATAACCTCGTTGCCCTTCTGCCCGATACCGTGGCGCGTTGCTTGCGCTGCAAGGCTATGGGACTTCTCATGCGGGTACAAGGCACGAGACATACCCAGCGTGTCCATCCAACCCTTCGGGTTCACGCCGTACCTCCAGTTGAGGATAGCCCCATCGAACGCAGTGTTCTGCGCAATGATGAACGTGTCTGACCAGTCGGTATCCCGCAGGAGGTCGTTCACTTCGGGCTTGGGATACCACACACCCGGGGCATCGTTGATCTTCAGGCTCAGGCCGATAGGCTCAAATTGTGGGCTACGTACGTACGCCTCGGTACTAATCTTCGAGAGACTGAAGTCCCGGCTGTAATATGTTTCCAAATCTATCACCGCTAGTTGTGTCATGCTTTTTCCAGTTGCGTTTGGTTTGCTTTGCGTACCGTTCTCGGTCACGCTGTCGCTTCGCTGCTATGCGAAGGTCTTCTTTTATTGGGGCGGGCACCTTGCCTTCAAGGATACCCTGCACGAGTTCAGTAGGCTCCACAATCGAGGCCGTCTATCGCGGTAAGCGCATCGGTCACGGCGTCATAGTTGTCTTCGTTGATGACCAGTGCGATACCGCCTCGGTCTTTGATGCTGGCAATCTCCCGGTCTTGCAATGCAGTGGTCTTACCCTTGCCGGCCTTGCACTCGATGGCAATGAACAGGCCACGGTAGCAGCAGATGATATCGGGGATACCCACCCTGCCGTACCCATTCGCCGCTGGTGAGAAGTAGTACACATCCGCAGCGTCCAGTATCTTACGGACATGGGCCTTGACCTTACCTTCAGGCGTTGTTGCCATTACTCTACCCTCGTTCCGCTGCGCTCTTCCAAGCACTCAAGCAGTTTCTCAAGGTAGTGCTTGGCCTTGTATACATCCTTCAAGCCGTCCTTGTCCTTGTACCGGGCGATGTACTTGATGACGTTGCCCCGCAGGAAGCCCTCGAACTGCTCGGGGCTCATCCACGATTCCATTGCTGTCCACGGCTGGACACCTTTGCTTTTGTAGTGCTCACCGCCAACTTGGTAGCTGCTGGCTAGGGTCTTTGGTTCGATCATTTTGATTCCTTGGTTATGGTAATGTCATGTGGTTGAGATTTTCCTGCCATGATTTTCTGTAGTCGTTGTTCCGTCAATCTGTGGCAGTGAATCATTGTACGGTGCGGTAAGACCTCCAGTACCGCTGCGTAATCCTCCAGCAGTCCTCTGACCGCTGGGATTCCTTTTCCGTCTAACCGGATCGGGTGTCCCGCAAAGCTACGCTGCCCGGCTTCGGCCAGTGCTTTCATTGCGTCGAATAGTAAGTCGTTGGTATCCTCAACTCGACCCCCTTTGATCAGAGTCTCCATCAAGTTCACCGCGTCACTGCACACCGCCCAATCATCTCGTGTTGGCTCTGGTGCCGTCTCCAACCCTGCAAGGCCACTCCACATCCGGGTAAGCTGGTACGTGCGCTTGGTCAACGGTGTCGGCTCGGTGGGGCTGGCCAGCATTGCATCCCACATCGTGTATGTTTCTTTTCTCATGGTTTCTTAAAGGTAGGTAAGGGAAACCAGTGCGTGAAGAACTTATCGCTCGGGTCATAGTGTCCCTTCTGGGCCACGCCTGAACGCCTGTTGATAAGCCACATGCTTGCACCTCGTGGAGTATCAGGCCCAATCGGTATCCAGTGGCAGTCAGGTGCCACCGCAGCAGCGCCATCGGCTGTGATCTTGTGTTCAGTTGTCATGTCGCGTCCTTCACGTCACCCCAATCGCGTGTAAGCGCACCGTACGGCACATCTATCTCTTTTTTGATTTGAGTTATAGCGTGACGACGGCCTAGGCGGTACGCATTTTCAATTGCATTCTGCACTTCTTCAGTCCAGTGTTTTTCGGATATGTCCCAGACATTCCAGCCATTGATGAAAGGGGCGATCATCTTTCTACCCGCCCTGCCCTTGCGTCTTACAACGCTTAGTTTTACTTCAGTTTTCATACTATTTTGTTTCCGTAGTCATCGAATGTTCGCCCTTGTGGTGGGCAGCAAGTGTGCAGGCTGACAGGGCCAAGCGCGCTCATCAACCGCTTGCCGCAGCGAGGGCAGAAGTTGCGCTCTTTGGCACTGGCTAGGGCCATCGCCGTAGTTGCAGCGTATTCACCATCTTCAAACCCAGCTTTGTAATCTGCACTCTCGTAGTCTGGTCTATATGCCATGATTCAACTCCTTCAGCTTGGCTTCAGTGAGTAGCATGGAATCAACTTTGTCCATTGCAGTGCTTGTGATGTCGTCCATGTGATCCCCATTCAGTCCAACCCATTCGCGCTTTGTTTCTTCCAAGGATTCAGCAGCGCCATCTAACTTTCCTTGTCGATACGATACCCAGTCTGGATTAAACGGCTCCTGCTCTGGCTTAGCCAAAGCAGCTTTGATGGCGGTGCGTAATGCTGTGGGATACACAAAATTACCTGATACAAGCCAATTAAGCGCCAGCTTCAGTGCTTCGTCTTTAGTCATGCTAGCCCTCTGTTTATTACTCGGTCGAATAAAACAACCGCTCTTGTTCTTGCGTGCAAACACCCGCTCGACGCATACTTGTCATACCACCCCTCTCCCACATACAAGGCGGCAAAAAACAAGGCTATATGTGATGGTGCCAAGGTTTCACGTTCAAACTCAGCCATCACCTTATGCGTAGCGCGAACCGCAGCATCTTCAAGGCTTACCCGCGTGTCACGTTTAATTGATGCCAAATGTTTTTGGCTCAGGGCATCGTAGTCTTCGTCTTCAGTCATAGCGTCCCCCCGTTCTGCGCCCATTGCGCAGCCTTACTAGCCAAGAAAAATGCCTCCGCGCAATTCAGGCGACTGGACCGGATGTATAAAGTGCCACCCTCGGTATACCCGCAGATCAGCACGTCCTTAAGGTGGTCGCTTTCAGTGTCAACAAGTGCCGAGTCAAGCGCCTGTTGCGCCGTCATATTAGTTGATGGCGGTAGTCGTATTAAGTTGCTCATAGCGGTGCTCCTGTGTAGTAGATGATTTTGTTTTTACCGTTGGGGTGCTGGCGTTCTTCTTTCGCCAGCGGGGAAGGTGTCTTGGTGCAGATGATGCGTAACTGATGCCGCACGCTATCCAGTGACATCTTCAAAGCGAACGCCGCATCGACCGCACATGCTGGTCCGTTGTTGTGCATGAAGGCAATAATGTCTCGTCGCTTGTGGCCAACGTGTGGCGGCATTACCTTTACTGCCCGATGTACATGCGATGGCAATATACCGGGGTACCGGCCACCTACCCAACGTGTCTCTGGTACGTACGTCATTTCTTTATCCCCACCCACGCAGTACGCGGCTCAGTCGAGTGCTTGATGTAGAAGTGAATCAAGTAGTTGATGATCTGGATGTAGCTCATATTGATGCCAGTGTGCTTGGCTAAGGTTTCGCGTATCAAGTCAATGTCCTGATTCACGCTTATGGTGATTCGTTTAGTCGCCATCAGAGTAGGTCGAGTAAAAAAGAAAAGACAATGGCACAAGCTGCACCTACGGCAGCGCCTTGCCCGTTATCGATGATGTAACCAA